GGCGATCTTCCATGTGCTGCCGCGATTGGTCGCGCCTTCATTGTTGGCCATCACATCGATGATGATGTCGTCGATGGTCTTGCTGAGCACCACGATTTCCAGGTCGAGGTCGGTGTCGGTCATCGCCTCGATTTCTCGCACGTCGTCCAGGAGTTTGGCGCGGCGGGCATCCTCGGTGCGGCGCCGCTCCTCGGACGGCCCGCTGTGGTAGCGAACCTCGCTCATTCGCCGCGTGCCTTCAGCCATTCCAGCGCATCGAACGCGGCGGCCTTGGCTGCTTCCTCGCTCGGCCACGCCACCCGTCCCATGCGCTCGACGCGGGTCTTCGTGTTGAACACGCGAATTTTCCATCCCTCACTCCGCGCGGGCCGCATCACGGTAACGATATGCTTCCCCAGCCGTGTCCAAGGGTTTTGGAGCATGGATACTTTCCACCACCGATACGCCCACGCGGCTTTCCGTTTGAACTTTTGCCGTGCCTTGCTTTCCCGGCTTCGCGCGCCGGTCAGATCCTCTTCCAGGTGGCCGGCGCAGATGCAACCGCACCGGAGCGTCCCCGCGTATTCCGGGTGCGTCATGTGGTGGGCGTAGCGGATTTCCGTGGTCTCGCACATTTCACAGGTCATCGAGGGCGTTTCGAGATCTTCGACCTCGACGCAGGTCCATCCCTTGTGCGGCACGCCGGGCTCTCGCCATTTTCCCGTGCTCATGCGGCCTCCTAGAACGGCAGGACGACGGCGGACGGTTGGGCGACAGTTAGCGGTTCTGACATTGGATAGCCCGAGCGGGCCATGTCGTGCGCCGCCATTTCGTCACCCTGCCGCCCGCTGTGCACTGGCGTGCCCTCCCACTTCGTTCCCCACAATCCGGTTTCCTGGGCGCGCAACAGGCGGACGATTTCCGTCATGGTGATGACGACCAGGGCGCGCCCCTCGTGCTGGTCGCGAACGGTGACGGCGAGGTCTGGCGGCAGCGTTGTCTCGTAGGATAGCCCGTCCGCCGCCCTGGAGGCACGCAGGACGGCTGATGCCTCGGCGTTGGTCCTGACCACCACCAACGTCACGCCGTTGCCCATGTCGGCCTCCCAGGTGTCCGGCGCGAGTGGCTTGTGGCCCGCTGCTGTCGCCTCGCTGTTCATCACGGCGAGGGCCTGGATCATCTTCGGGCCGATGGCTTCGACCGCCGCCGCGTCGCCTTCCTCGATGGCCTGACGATACGCCGACCAGCCGCGCTGATACGCGGCCAGCGTGGTCGGGCTGACGAGGCGTTCGAGGCGGCCGACGCCGTATTTCTGCTCGGAGGCCCACATGGCCTCGTCCACGGGAATCAGCGCCGCCCGGAAGCGGTCGTTATCGTCGGCTGTTCGTAGCTTGCGTGCGGCGCTCATACCCGCCGCCCCGTATCATTGGCATGATACGCCCCCCATCCCAGGACCGCGCCCCGTATCACCCGTATCAAATGCCCCCTAAAGGGGGCATTTTTGATACGGTGAATGATACGTTTGGAGGCGTATCCAATGATACGGCATGATACGCCAATGATACGTGATACGTTTCGTTTTGTCATGTTAACCATACCCATGGGTCGCGCACTCCTACCGCGCCGAGTTGTTGCAATTTTTGAGACGCCCGATAGAACGCCAGCTTTCTTTTTGGCTGCGGTTCTCCCGGCATTTTTTCGTAAAAAGCCCGTCGCCAGATTTCGTGGTTGATGCCGCGCACGTCTCCGTCCGGCATACCCGAGAATGGCGGGAGGATGGCTGACTCGGGGCTGGCGATAAGATTACGCAGTACTTGGAGAGCTAACCCGGTTTGCCCTCCGAACTCGCGCGGGCGCTTGCCCGTATCACCCGTATCATCCGCCGTATCATCGAGCACGGGAACCAAGGAAGTCCGCCCGATTCCGACCGCGACCTCTTCCATGTCGAAACGCAACACCTGCCCGGCCTCGCCCTCTTTCTGGTCGATGACGGTCAGCGTCATGCGCCGGCCAGACGACACGATCTGATAGGCCGCGTCCCAGGCGCCTCGCAGCGCCGACGTGCCCCGGGCGCCGCGTGAGCCGTCTTTCCCCTCGTGGTGAACGAGGGCGACGGTGCAGTAGAGTTCTTCCTTCAGGTAGTCGGCGGCGGCGATCACGGCGCCGGTTTCCTGCGCGCTGTTTTCGTCGGCTCCGGGCATGGCGCGCGCCAACGTGTCGATCACCAGCAGCCGCAACGGCATGTCGCCGATGCGAGCGCGGATGACCTCTTCGAGCGCGTTGACTTCGGCGGGATCGCGGAAGTTGACGGCGCGTCGGACAATGAAGAACGGCACGTCTGGCGCCATGTCGTAGCGGGTCAGCATGGCGCGAATGCGTGTTCCCATGCCGCCAATGCCCTCGCCCATCACGTAGACCACGGCGCCTTGCTGGACGGCGTGGCCGAACCAGTCCCGTCCGGCGGCGATGTGCAACGCCGCGCTCATCATCAGGAACGACTTGCCTGACTTCGGCGGGCCGTAGGGCACGACCAGGGATTGCTCCGGGATCAGTCCGGCCACGAGCCATTGCGGCGGCGGGAGCGCCAGTAGTTCGGCGATCGTGAGGATAGCGGGCGGCGGCCTGACGCGCTTCTTAAAAGGGAGATCGCCGTCCGTTGCCCTCCCCTCGTCGCCCGGCTCGCCCGCTGGCCCCTGCTGGGGCGGGTCGAACGGCGCGACGAACAGCGGCTTATGGCGGCGTGCTTCGTAGTAGAGCGTGCCGAAGCCGATCTTGGTTGGCGGGCTGCTGAACCAGTGTTGCCAGCGTTCCTCGCAGGCCGCCGGGTCGTGACAGGCATTGCGGGCCGACCACGCCATCCAGGCATCCAGCCCCGCTCCCCGGCCTCCGGAGGCGCGCCACGCGGCCATGCCGATGCGGCACCATTCATCCCAGTCCTTAACCGTGTTGGGGATACAGGCCAGGGCGGCGGCGATGGCGGCGGCTGAGCGTTGCGGATCTGGGTTGGGTGCGTGCGTGGTGTGCGTGGCCGCGCCGTTCACCGCGCCCGCCTTCCCGGCGTCCAGACCCGTCAGGTAGTCCGACGTGTCTTCCGCGATAGTCCGGAGCGTGTCGTAACCGGCGATCGTCTCGGCGGTGAATGTGTTATAAAAGCTAACGGGACCGACGAAGATTTCGATCTTGTGGCCGCCGGGGAGCCAGCGGACGTGTTTGCCGCCGGGCAGGGGCAACTCGTGGTCATTCAGCCCGACGATACGGATGCCAGTGTGGGAGGGCGTCACGTAGGCATAGGATTCGAGGCGTTCGACCTCGCGTTGCACTTCGTCGTCGAGCAGCCCTGTCAGCGGGTCGCGGCAGTGGTCGAAGTCGAGCGCGATGATGCCGCCCACGATGGCGAAGCCGATACCGGCCACGTCGTTTTTGCTCGTCAGCAGTGCCGAGGCCGCCTCGAAGGTGAACCATGTTTCGGGCGCGTTGGTTCGCGCGCCCTGGCACGGCGGCTTATCGAGGTTCCCGTCCGGCTTGCGGACAAGGCGATGCGGCAGCCACGCGACAGGCGGCAGCACCGCCAGCAGGGGAGCGGCGGCCTGGGTTAGCATACTGGTGGCCGCCGCCATCGGCTCCCCTAAAACGGCATCGCGTCTTCGAGCACCCGGACTTTCGGCTCGGGCGCCACGCTCGCCTGCGCCATCTGCGCCGTCGCCTGTGGCGTCATCCGCGAGATGGGAGCCGATGCGCGCGGCGCGGGAACGGTGCGCGGCCCCAGCACGTCAGGCCGCTCGACCCAGGCGATGATCTCGAACACCGGCTGATAGTTCGTCGCCTGTCCGGATTTGATCGCGTCCGTCCGGATCATCTTCACGACCGGGATCTTGCCCATCGCCGCCTCCGGCGCCGCCTCGTAAGCCGAGTGCAGTTCATTCAATCCGTTGATCAGGGCGGCGGATTGTCCGGCCAGTTCGCGCACGCCGCCGATGGCGTTACCGGCCACGGGCACACGGAAGCCCTGGCGGTAGTTCAGCGGTTTGCCGGCGATATCGTTGCCGGGGGACGGCGGGCGTTCCGGAATCGGCTTGCCGTAAGGCGCGAGTGCCCAGAGCGGGGCCGCGCCCTTGACGAAGAAAACCCATCCCACATCCAGTTTGCCGAAATCCACGGCGAACGGTGGTTGCGCCATCGTCACGTCGGTTTCTTTCGCTTCCCATTCGCCCGAGACGTTTTGAGTGCGGTCGCGGAGCGACAGCCGCCCGGAGACGGCGTTATAAGAAATGATAGGCACGAACTCGCCGGAGTTGGAGGCGGGGGGTTGCATGAATGCCACGTTGAAGTTCCTTTTCGGTAGGTCGTCAGTCGTTAAGCGGCCACTCGGAGCGGGCCGCGTGCTCTATCGAACGAATGCCTTCGCATCGTTCCATATTCTGATTCCGGGTATGTCGCGGACGCCGGATTTGATCGCGGCTTTGACCACGCTGTCGTTGAGTTGCAGGTAGGCGGCGGGGACTTTGGTGATGTCCACCAGTTCGGCCACCCAGTTATCCTTGAGCGCCGTCAGTGCCCCACCGACGCCGCGCGTGCGGGTCAGTTCGAGGGCCTTCGCGTTCGCCAGTTCGTCGGCGCGTTGAGCTGCTTCCAGGGCATCGACGGCGGTTTCCGCTGTGATCACGCCATCAACTCGCAGCGCCTCGGCGGCGAGACGTTCGGCTTCCGCCTGTAGCCGCGCTGCCTCCGCTTCCGCCGCCGCCCGTGCCTCCGCTTCCTTCGTCCGTAGATATGCGGTCACGCGCGTCTCGACCTCACGCACCGCCGAGGCGACGCGATCGGCCAGCTTCTTCGCTTCGCCGTCGATCATCCTCTGGGCATGAAGCACCGGCTTTTTAATGCGTGTCCGCGTTTCATCGAGCGCGTTGGCGGCCTGTTTCAGTGCGTGCGCGAAATCGGCGGCGTGGCCGCAGGTAAAATCGTCGTGTATTCCATTCACGGTTACGTCGGTGAACGTGACGAACCGCTTTAGTAACAAGTCGATGGCGGTGGCGTTATCCGAGTAATTCCACTCAATCCACCACGCCAACGATGAGGGATCGAGCGCCGCCGTCAGATCGATCATCGGCACGTTAGATCGTGTCATGTCATCCATGTTCGATTTCTCCCTTCAAAACGGTGCGGCGCGGGCGCGGTCGCGCATCAGATCGCGCCACTCGGCCTCGGTGATGATCTCCCCGGATGTCCAGACGCGTTCCACGTCGGTCGGCACGCCCTCGATTTCGCCCGCCAGTTGGCCGAGCCGCTGGTAGATGCGGGCGGGTAGCCACGGGCCGTGGGGCGTGGTGCGAAGCCGCGTGAAGCACGGCTCCGGCGCGTCGATCGCGCGGGGTTGTTGGCGGCGGTTCATGCGGGTTGTCCTTGTTGACTGTGTAACTTCAACATGTGTATATTAACCATCTTGAATGTCAACACGGAAATGGCCAGAATCCCATGAATGAGGCGAAAAATGAGAGAGACACGAACCGAATCGGCACCGGAGATCCCGTGGGAACCCCTGGAAAAGCGGCTGCAACTGGTCGTGTCCGAGGGTTTTCTGAAGCGCCTGAACGAGTGGCGGTCGAAGAAGCCGGACCTACCGAACCAATCGAAGGCGATCCGCGAGAAGATGGAACAGATATTCCGCGAGGAGCGGTAGGCCCTCGCTACGTTTACGTAATGGCGTCGGATGCTGACATTCTGAAGGTCGGTTTCGCGGAAGATCCATACGAACGCCTGAGAAGCGTGGCGCTCAAATGGAAATCCATTCATCGCGTAGCATGCGGATGGGGTATGCCTCGATACGATGCCATGAGACTTGAACGTCTGGCTCATAAGGCACTTTCCCAATATGCGATCGGGAACGAAATATTCCGGGTATCTACTGATATAGCTATTTCCACAATCAACAGGCTGATTGTTGAACAGGCCATACTGTCGATTCCATTGCCCCCACGGGAAGTCCGTAAGAGAGCAGCAAGGCAAGACAAAAAGACGTTTTCTTTGCGGTTGCCCGAGGATTTGCGGATCGAATCGGAGCGTCTGGCTAAGGAGGAAAGCCGCACGCTGACCTCTCTGATCACGTATCTGTTGACCCGTGAGGTCTCGGTTCGGCGTCCCGCGAAGCAGCAGTCCCGCGAGCCCGTCACCGCCGGGTCCCGGTAGAGAGTATCTGGGGGTGGGTTCCCGAGGGCCTGGGCCAGCCCGATCGTCTGGACTGGCCCTTGGCCTACCTGCGGACTATGCTGATCGCGATCTTGACTGAGACCGTGATCCACACAACTATCCGTGGCAGGAGTTTCAGATGCTTCATCATCTGATCGCTCCCTCTGAGAGCCAGCCCAGCCAATCTGGGCTGGTATCTCCCTTCTACCCACTCTCCCGAACAATTCCAGAGACACACTCACGGCCGCCACAATCCGAGACGATGGGCGGCGGCCACGGAGACGCCATCGCTCTTTGGCTTGCGGAACACGGTGCGCTTGCGCTTCGCGGGCAGCCGCGCGTCCTGCTCCGCGATGCGTTGGTGGATCTGGGTGAAACTCGCCCGCAGCGGAATGCCCACGTCGCGGCACGCCTGTTCGACGTCCTCGGGGCATCTGGCGAGCGCCCAGCAATGACCGTTCGCCATGACCTGATCGCGGAACAGCTTCTGATGTTCGGACAGTTGCGTGCCGGCCTTGATTTCGAGCCAGAGCGTCGCGCCGAGATACGCTATCAGAACATCAGCAATTCCAGGCTTCACGCCTCGGGCTTTGCGTAATTGCCCCGCCTGCGCCGAGCCCGCCGAACCGATGTCGATCGCCGTCCAGTAGGCATCGGGCGGCAACGCTTTACTTAAGTACGTAGCTATAGCGCGTTGAAGCTGCCATTCGCGCTGGACGTTGGGAGTGCGTGCGGCGCTCATGCCGCCCTCGCCTGTCGATACGTGTGCCAGACGACCGCGCGACATTCGGCGCACCAACTGCTGCCCAGCGGGGTTTGCTTCGAGCAGTATTCATGGCTGGGCGTCGCCCCGTTGGCCCAGAGCGGGAATGCGCATTTGCCGTTGCCGAGCGGCGGCGGAGGCGGCGACGGCACCACCACGGGCCACGGCGCCAGCGCGCTCGCCAGCGGCGGCAACGTCACGGTGGGCGGCGGAACATTGACCGGGCGCGGTGCCTTGGGTTCCAGCGCCGCCCGTTCGGCGCGGCGCTTGCGTTCCTGCCTCTCGTTGGCCGCCTTTTCGCCCCGGTCGATGCCGAGGATCGTCCTGGCGCGACGGAGCACCATGTTCTTGTTCACGAACACGCCGAACTCGTGACAAATCGCCGCCGCGATCGTTGTGTGCGACAGGCCCTTCGTCTGCTTTAGCGCGATGATCCGCGCATCAATTTCCGGCGATGCCCATGTCGATGCGGCCATTTCATCCCTCGCTTTTCGCCGGCATCAGCGCGGTGATCGCGTTGAGCGCGTCCGCCATCTCCGCCGCCGTGCGAGAGACGCGCCGCAAATTCTCCTCCATCAGCGGGAGGGACGCGGCCAGTTCGGACGGTATCTCGAGCGTCGACCAACGGTGTTCGCACGCGCGGCATTTCCGTCTGCGCCTGACGATGCCGTGCCAGGCCCTTGTGTTGGTCACGCCCGACGTTGATGCGCGGCACACGGGGCACGGCGCGCGGATCATGTCGCCGTTTTCGTCGGAAAGCCCGGCGAGGCGGGCGGCGTGGTTCATCGGTAGGTGGCCGCGATGTGGCGTGACAGCGGCAGTGGGATTCGGGCGATCATCGCCGAGGCGGCTTTGCGGGCGGGTGATTTGGAGTTGCCGCGGCGCATGGGCGAACTGTCCCAACCGAACCCGCCGCCGTAGCCTCCCGCGTCATCTTTTGCGGCTTTGATGCCCTCATTGACGCTCGCCGTCTGAAACGATCGACCACTTCCATCAAAGCGAAAGCCGGGAACCTTGGCCCCGTTGGCGCCGCGGTTCTTGCTGTCGGCTATCGCGAACCACGAGCCGGGCGGGTGCGCCGTGCCATCGGGGTTGAACTTCTGGGCCTTGAACGTGATTGGCATCAGCGCCGGCACGTCGCCCCACAGGTAGAACGAGCCGAAGTTCCACCGCGCCCGTCCGACCCACGGCTGCGCGCCGCGCACGTTCTCGACCACGAGCGGAATGTGATGACCGGCGGCCTCGATTGCCTCGCGCTGAATGCGGAAGCAGGCGTCGAACAGGGCGTTGCACGGCGGCGGGAGCGCCTTGGCGCGTTTCCACGGCATCGCGCGATAGCTGTAGGCCTGACACGGCGGGCTCGCGACGATAAGCGCGGCGTCACGGAACTGCGAGCCGTGCAGCGTGAGCACGTCCTGGATGACCAGTTGCGCGGGGTATTCCACCCAACAGCCGTCGATCGCGGGGCCTTCATCCACGCTGAACGCGTGAAAGTTGGGCGTGTATGACGGTCGTGACCGATCCCAGGAACCGACACCGGGCTGCTTTATCGCGCCGCTCGCGCGGGTGGCTCGTGCCGGATAGCGGTGCCGCTCGATGTCGAACCCCACCACGTCGTAGCCCTCGGCGAGTAGCCCCTCCGTCCAGCCTCCGAGGCCGCAGAACAGATCGATGGCGAGCGGCCTCATCTCAGCGCCTCAAAAGCCCCCGGCCCGCATGGGGGCGCGAGCCGAGGGAAGTTGGGGGTGGTGACGACGGCGGGTAACGCCCGCCACTCGATCGGCCCCGGTGGGGGACAGGGGCGGATGGGTCATGCGGGGCAGCCCCGCGCGTCTTCTATGGCGACGGACGCCCGTCGAACCTCCTCCAGCGTGATCGGTGGGCGGATGCCTCGCTCGGCACCGAGGGTCACGAGATCGACCCAGCGCCCTTTCGGGAGGCCGCGAGCCTTCCAATTACTGACGGAACTCGGGCCGCAGCCCAGCATCGTGGCGACGGCAGACTCACCGCCTAGCGCATCAAGTATTTCGTCGAGAGATCGGAAACGGGCCATACCCGCGACCATTCACCAAAAGTGAATGTCTGGTCAAGAGGGCGGAATTTCACCGTTGGCATATTGTATGGTTCACTACAGGTGAGATACCATTGGTGGTATGTCCAGCAGTGATACCATTTTCATCGAAAAATTATGCGACCGCTTCGTGCTCGTGCAGGAAGCGACGGGGTTGTCTCAGGCCGCGTTCGCTTCGCGGGTGGGCCTGACCAGCCCGCAGATGACCAACATCAAAAAACACCGGAACCCGCCGTCGCACGAGGCGATCAGAAACGCCTGCCGTGAGTTCGGGTTTTCCCCGGTGTGGTTCTATGAGGGTGTCATATTCGGGACGCGTGATCCAGCAATAGCAGAACGACTGAGGCATCCAGAACTACGCTGACCGGCTCCGGTAGCGTCTTCGTCCGTTTGTGCATCGACGGCCGGCGCGGCGGATCGTTCGCGCCCGGCTTGCGAGGGAATCGGGGTTGTTTGGCGGGGGGATCTTGCCCCAGCGCCCGGAATCTTTTTTCACCATTTTGGAAAAAAAACCGGATCTTTCTGATTGCGCCCATTCACGGTTAGTGAAATAGTGCTCCCACACACCCGGAGCGCGTCATGTCCGTCTCGCATAGTGATACTCCCCTCTCCGAGCTAAACTCGGCAGATAAACGAACCGTTCTGAAGTCGAATGATAGTCGCGGCAAGACAAGCGGCGGCGCTTTACCCGACAATACTGTCGGGAGTTCCGAAAAACCTTACGTACAGAACCGAACATACCTGGCGACGCAACCGGCGCAAGAGAATAATATTTCCTTACACCTGGGAAGCGAACTTCCGGGTTTTGGTTGCACGCGAAACGAATCCCCCGGCCATTCATCGGCGGGGAAAATCAGCGAGGCGTCGGTGTCTGTTATCAGTGCCCCGCCGCTGCTCATCGAGTGCGACGACTGTTCCGGCGCCGGTCAGATCACGCACGACCACCCCAATGATCCATGGGCCAAGGCCTGGACCTGTAGCATGTGCGACGGGACGGGCGAGGTCATCGCGGGCTGCGCGTGCTGCCGGGAGGACGCGACGGAGCGGTTCGACGGGCTGTTGCTCTGCGAACTGTGTGCCGCCGAGCAGCGGGCGGACGCGCTGCTGGATAGCGCCGATGTCTGAGACCCGCGCGCTCCACGGCTACGCATTCTGGCATCCGGACACCGGATGCGAGTGGCACTCCGCGATGATCCGGCTGCCTCAACTGACGATCGGCGAGCGTGCGGAGGGTTGGCGCATCGTTCCGGTCACGATCACGGTGGCGTGCGATGCGCCGCTGCCTGCCGTGATCGAGCAGGGCGAACTAAGGTTAGCGGCGTGATGCCCAGCAACAGCCTCGCATGGCACCGCCATCATCGCCGCCGCCGCACCATGCGGCTGGAGGCATTCCTGGCCGCGCTCCCCGATACGGCGCTGGTCGCGTTGACCACCGCGTCGGTCATCCTCTGGATGTTCGAGGTTCTGACATGAGCAACCACGCCGAACTGATCGTTATCGCCGACGCCATCTCCGAGACCAACCCCGCGATCGCTGTCCACCTGCGTGCCCTTGCCGCGCGTGTGCGGGCGCAGGAGCGGTGCCTGGACGAACTGGTCGAGGATAGCCGCCTCTCAGCGCGGATGGCCGAGAGCGTCGCGGTGGAGCATCTGGCGCGGTATCGGACGAGGGGCAGACGATGAGCGACTTTCCGACCGTGAGGCAGTGGCTACGGGATTGCCGAGACGACCCCGACCAGGCGACACCGCAATGCCCGATTTGCCAATGCAACCTCGGCATCCGCGAAGCGATGTACAACGCGAGCGGAACAGACGAGTGGCTGTGTGACAATGCCTGCTGCGATGGAAGCGGACAGTGAGCCGGCGGCCTCTCGTTATGGAAGTGCGATTAGATGGCGAGGTGATCGCCACGGGAACCTGTTCATCGGAAATACGCGATCTGTCGCGGTCGGTCGGGATGCCGCTGGTGCCGGCGATGCTGCGGAGGATCGCTGATAAATGGGAAGCAACGGACAGGCTCGAGAACGACAGGCGGAAGTCGTGACCCCCGCTGACCGCGCGAAACTGGCGCGCATCCTGGGGATGCTGGGGAGCGATCACGCGGGCGAGCGGGCGTCGGCGGCGCTACAGGCCGAGGCGTTCAGGAAGCGGCACGCGATGACGTGGGAGGAGATGCTGGCGGCGCCGCCGATCGAGGTCGTGGTGGAGCCGATGTGGACGCCGCCTGAACCACCGCGACCGGCATGGACGCCTCCCCCGGCTGCCCCGCCACCATCAGCGCCTCCCGTGACGCAATGGGAGTTCATCGACGTAAGGCAGCCGTCGAAGCCCATCAGCTACAACGTCGGCGTGGCGGTCTGTTGGTTCCTGCTGTTCGGCGCCGCGTTAGGGTCGATCGATTTTCTAAGGTAGCGCGGCTACTCCAGTGGGATATCGGTGTTCAGCAGCTTGTTCCTTGTGGTCTCCATGATGGCGTCCGCTTTCCGTTGCCGCCGCTTTTCGAGGAATGGCTTGCCGACAAACTGATAGACCATGTTTCCAGACCCGAAAGTCGTCTTCGCCAGCACGGAATGGATAACGGCGTCGATGGCCTCGGGAGACAACCCCATGACGGGAGCGCCGAGTCGCGCGGCGGCGGCGGCCTTCTTAACCGTGGGACTGCCATTTGATTTCGCGAGGTCGTCGCGGTGTTTCAACGCGGCGAGTTCATTCCGAATGGCGACCATATCATTCAGTTGATCCTCGGTCAGCGTCTTTGCCCGGCTGTTGCCCGGCTTCTTTTTGTCGATCGCGATCTGTTCGAGCAGCTTCTGCATCCCGCTCCACGTTATGTTGCCGTTCTGTCCGGTGATCTTGCCGGCGCCGAGCGTCTTGCTTTGCAGATACTCTTGCTGATCGATCAACCGCGAGAAGTGTGCCCACTGCGGCAGGTAGACATCCTTGTAGCCGGTTGAACCCTCGCCGATCACCCGATCCAGCACCTCTCCCACCCGCCCGAGTTCGCGCCGCGCGGTCCTCGCTTCGGCGCCTTCCTTTGTCATCGGCCCGCTGTCGCGGATCTCCATCAGATTTCGCCGCGCGCCATAATACTGCGATGGCAACACTTCGAGGTTGCCACTCTTGTCGTAGAGGCTTTTTTCAATCCGGTTGAGCGTGTTGGTCACCGCCTCGCTTTTGCCGGTCGGGCCGTCGCGGATTTCATTGATGAGGTCGATAATTGGCTGCCCGTTAACCGGGCGTTCGTTCTCAAACACGCCAAGCGCATCCGGTGAAACCGCCTTGCGCTGTTCTTTTATCGCCTCTGTCGTGTTTTGGGTGCCCTCCATTTGTTGGTATTTGCTTTTCAGCACGTCGTGGATGTTTTCCTGCTCATACTTGTCCACGGCGGCTTTGTAAGCCGGATCGATGTCCATCAGCGCGTCGTGATTGCCGGCGACTTCCGGATCGAACACGCGGGCTGACTCAAGCCGCTTCACGCCGGGAACGTATGTGTTGTGGTCCTCGATCGTGTCTGGCTTCACGCCTGGGCGTGCGCGATCCCGAACGGTTTGTTGGACCGATGTCGTGAAGTCGGTCCGTTCTTGCGCCGGGGTTTTCGCGGTGAGGACTGACGGGTCTGTCCCCTCTCGCGACGCAGCGGCGCCGACACTGCCAGGAACAGGCGGCTCAACGGGCGGAACGGGCGGCGGCTCCGCTTTGTTGAACCCCTCCATCAGCGGAGCGGCACGCGGCGCCACCTCGGGAATGGGCGGGGGTTGTGACGCGGCACCCTGATTTGGCGCTCCACGATTCGGCGCGGGCGGCGGGTTCTCCGTTATGTCGTGCTGAATGAGCGTTTGGATTGCGTTGCGCGGATCGAGTTCCGATACGTCGGGCGCGAACCGTTCCGGCACGAACCGAGGCGTCGCTGTTTGCTGCTCGAATCCTTTCATGTTCGGATTGATGCGTGGCGCCGCCGTCATTTCGGCGGGCGATGGGATCTTGGCTCGCAACGGCCATAGCGCGCCGAGCACCTGAGCGCCCATGTAAGCGTCTCGGCCCAACTCTGGGGAATACAGATTACCGAGTTCATAGGCACCCTGACCGATGGCGCCTCCCGCGGCGCCAAGGACGCCGCCAGCCAGATTCAGTCCCGGCGAAACGACCCAGGTATTGATCGGATTCCCACGATTGAATTGCTCCCGGCCCGCCACGGCTTCCGGGTCGGTGCGGCCAGCGGCCCCGGTCCTGAACCCCTCGGTCGTCGCGTTGACGATGCGGGTGGCGATACCATCACGGGGTTCGATGTCTGTGTTGTCCGTTCCCGCTTCGTGGTAATCCGACATCAACGGGCCGGGGGTCTTGCTCGATCCGATATAATCCGAGGCCGCCTTGTCGACCACGGCATCCGGTGTCCCTTCGGGGAACTGGAGGACCGTGCCGTCCGCCATCTGTGCCTGGATCATTCCGACACCCGCTTGCCAGTGGCGTCATACTTGATCACCTTCGGCGCGGTCTGGGGCGTGGCCGCTGCCTCTTTCGGTTTGTAAGCCGGCCCGGCCTCACGGATCATTCCGTCGATCGCCGCCTGCCGGAATTGCCGCTTGAGTTCTATTGTCTCAGCATCGTTCCCCGGCTGCGGGAAATACATCTTTCCATAGCGTTCCCACTCGGAAGCACTAACCGCCGCGCCACTCTCTTTGCGAAGTATGCCAACCAGGAATGCTTCCTGGGCTGTCCTGAGTTTTTCGTATTCTTTGGAGTTTACATTGTAGCCGGTGAAGTCCCCGACCCGTTCCAACCCTTTTTGCATTAGAGTGACGGCTGATGATTCGAGGTTACGCATGATCGGTTCCGCCGCGCTCATCCGGTCAGCGTAACTCGCGGCTCCCGCTTGCGTGTCCGTCATCGGCGCCTTTGTCGGAGCCCCCGGTGATGACATCACCAACGGCAGCGCGCCGCCTTCGGGTTCCGGGAAGTTCTTCGGCAACCGTCGCGTGATCATCGCCGGGATTTTCTGTCCCGGGTTGTTCGGGTCGTCCATCGTCGTCGCCGTCGCGCCCTGCTGCTGCAAAGCATAATACGAACCCGCGTAGAGACGCTTTTCCGCTGGTGTGGCGGTGCCGTCCTCGATCTTCGGCGTAAGGTTGTTTAGATTCTCCTCGTGAGCCTTCGCGGCTTCCCTGGCGTTTGCCGCCGCCGACAACTGCGCTGACGTGTCCGCGCGCTTGTTCTCGATTTCGCGTTGCACCCGATCCTCGGCGGCCTTCTGTGCCGCCGCCTGGTCGTTCTCGCGTTGCCGCGTATCCTGCTGAAATTGGCGCCGCCGATCGTAGTCCTGCTGCTGCTGGGCCGCCGCGTCCACCGCGTCCTGATGGCGGGCGGCGACGTTTTCCTGCTTCCATTGCTCGACGTGCGCCTGGACGGTCGCGAGCGGTGTGCCGGCACGAATAGCCCTCCGCGCGGCATCCTGCTGGCTGGCGGTGAGGTTGTTGGAAAGAAGCGGCTCCCTCTGGATGGCCCGAGATGGCGCGGCGGGTGGCGCTTCCGGCGGCGGGCGGGTGGCCGCCCCTGGTTGAGCCTGGGCCGGTGCGGCGGCGGTCTGAACGGGAGACGGCGCCATGCCGTTGGTCGGCATCCCGATCGTCACGCCTGGCAGGCTGGTCCCATACGCCATCCGGTTCGGCTGCACGTCGGGCAGCCCTGGCCCAGCGGCGTCTCCAGCAGCGGCAACCCCGCCCAACCGCATCGCCTGACGGGACGGCTCGACGGCCGCCGCCGACGGATCCCCGCCACCGACGAGCGCCTGTAACGCCTCGTGGCCGGGATATGTGGGCGGCGCGTTCATCGCGAAGCCGCGCGCCTGAAGCTCTCGGACGACTGTCGGATAAGCCGCCGCCGCGTCGGGCTCCGGCATGTTCAGCAGCGCGGTCGCGGCCTGCTTCACCGCCGCCGTGTTGGGGTCGTCCGCCTGTCCGGTAACCGTCGCGGGCGGGATTTGCACCGCCGCGTTCGGATTGACGCCCGGCGCTGTCGCGGGCGCGACGGTTGGCGCGGTTGCCACGGCGGGCGGCGGGGTAAGGCCCACACGCGGCCCCGCGCGGGGATCGACCGAAGCCGTGGCCACCCCCGCCGCGCCGTTCGGATTGGCCAACTGGAAAATCCGCCGCGCGTCCCGCCCGCGTTCGGCGTCAATGATGGCGCGGCGTTTGGAATCGGGACGCTCGAACTCGGTTGCCGCCCGGCCCGCCTCGTCCGGGTCTTTCGAGGCGAAGAGCATCTTCCGCGCCCCATGCTCGACGTTCATCAACTCCCAGTAAGCGCCCTCGCGCTGGGTATTGGCATCGGGCTTGTTCATGTCGATGCCGGCTCTCGCCAGGATCAGCGCCCGCCGGTCCGGATGGTGCTGGTAGAGGCCGAAGGCGTCGCCGCCATCACCTTTGACATGAGGCCGCCCACCAGACTCCGCGACTTCCTGCGCCGCCATTCCGGCCGCCTGATGCGGAGCGAGGCCCTTGCCGAGCCAGAACGCATAGGACGCCTGCCCCGCCGCGTCGCGCGATTGGTCCGGTCCCGCGTCGGGCAGCGGGCCAACCGATGCGCCAGTGCCGGGCGTTCCCGTCGTGCCGGACAACGAGCTGCCGATGTAGCCTTCCCCCTCCGTCACCCCACGGTCGAACTTCGCCTTCTCAAGCCCGAACTTCTGGCGCTCGATATCGAGGTTGCCGAGTTCCGATTGCGTCTTCGCGATCGCCGCGTCCACCGCCGCCGGATTGAACAGCACGTTTGGAAACGGCGACGGAACGTTCCATTGGGTAAACTGGGGCATGGCTCAGACCATATTCGGGGGAAGCGTCATATTAACCTGCGGCTGGTAAATGGATGACGTGCTCGGCACCCCAGCGGCGCGCGCGCCTGGGTTTCCGTAGTTCATCAGCGCATTCGTCCGGTCCTGATACAGCGAGTTGTTCATGTATGTGCCAACCGAGTCGTTGATCCCTTTGCCCAGATTGCCGTAGATCGAGGTCTGCGCGCTGCCTTCGGACAGATCGGTCTGCGCGATGCCGGTCCCGGTGTTCTGGCTTGCCGTCGCCTGTCCTGATGCAGCCGTTTCGCCGAGTTTGCTCAGATCAAAAAGGCGGTTGTAGTAATCTTTGAAGCTCTGATCGGCGAGACCGCTGCCGAACGCCTGTTCCGCTTTCAAAACGGCGCCGCTGCGTCCGAACGAGTTCGCCGCCGCGCCCGCGTCAACCGCGCGTAAACCCTGGTCGAGCTGGAACTTGTATCCGGGCGACGTGTGAAACGCCTGCATCGCGGCGTCGTAACCCTCCTGGCCGTTCATTCCGGCGGCGTTCTGGACCTGCGGAAGCGCCCCCTGGCCAGCCGTGCGCCAGGGTTCAAGGTCAGCGCGCGACTGCGCCAGCATCTCCCGCTGCACCGCGTTGGCCTTGTCGGCGGCCTTCGACGTGGCGTTGCTCTGAAGCAGAGATGTGCCAATCCCGGCGGCGGCTGTTACTCCGGCGGCGATAACAGGAGCGGTGACGAACGGCATTGATCAGTCCTCCATTGCCGGCTGGCGTTCGGCGATAATCACCGGGGCGCCATCGGGGTCGGCGTGATCGGCGTTGTGGATACAGGCGATCGTCACGTCGTCGGTCAGAGCAAGAAAACCGTGCGGCGCGTGAGCATGTATCTTTATCATGGCGGGTGCCTTGAAGTCGCCGAGGCATTCGTCATCTCGCCACACCCGGACCTCACCTTGCACAATGAGGGATATGTGAGAATGCTGGTGAACATGCTGCGGCAGGAGCGCGCCACGCTTCGGCATAACCCAAAGTTTACAGAAGATCCCGGCGTATAACGTGATTTCACCTGTTTCCATCATTCGCACCGCAATGAGACGATGAGCGTGATCCTGTCGGTGTCGCCGTTATTGACGGTCGAATGGACCTTCAGATTGTCGAAAATCCACGCTTCACCTTGGGCCATGATGACCTTCTCGTCCTCGCACGTATTGAAACAATCCGCGTTCGTCATAAGCGGGACATAAATTTTGGTCGAGAAGAATTCGGGGTGCCAACGCCCGCGATCGTCGTGTGGCATCACCTGACATCCCGGACCCACTCGCGTAATCAATACGCCGCCCAACTGCACCGCCTCGCACCGCGCCATCAGCCCGAACACGATGGGGCGCAGATGCGGCAGTGCGGTCCAGGCGGGATAGAACGCGGGAACGAACGGTTCAGCGAACGACTCGGGCGTCGTCAGGTCGGCGTATGCGCGGAACCTAATCCAGATGTCCGAAACTTCGCGATGTGGACTGGCGCCGCGCGTCCGATCGCCGTGTTGGTCCCATAATTCCGGTTGCCGGTTCAGTTCCATCAGGACGCCGAGCGTTTCAATGCCGGACGCGATCTTGAGGAAGTTACGCACTAGCGCGTCCTCCGTGCGTTCAGCACGCCGTAAGCCGCCATCGACGACACGCCGAACCCTGCCAGCACGTTCAGGTGCATTGTCTGGGCCGCGCTGTTGAGCAGCCGCACCCGCCCGACCGCGAGCGCCTGATGCTGCCCCGCCGTGAACGTCGCGCGCAGGCTCACATAGCCCTCGCTCTCCAAAGTCCCCGGCACCGCCCCAGAGACCGAGTTGATCCAGGCCGCGAGGACGTTGACCGTGGTCGTGCCCGCCGGTTGGAACACCACGTTGCCCCAGATCTCCCAGTCACCCGGCGTCAGATCCAGGTGCGTGACGCTCGCCGCCGCGAGGTTGCCCAGGCCAACCGCCGAGCCCGCCAACAGTGAGACCGTCTTATACTCGCCAACCTGTCCCGCCGCCGCCTCGCCGCCGCCGCTCGCCCCGCGGTTCGCGCTCAATAGCGCGATCTGATCGGCGACGGTCTGGTGATAGTTCGTCCAGGCGCGCGAGTGCTGCTGACCCGAATCAGAATCAACAATCGGCGCATCGTGAAACGGCGGCTCGACAATGCGCGGTGCGAACGCCATCAGTGCATCGCTCCGCGTCGCAACGCCGCCTGTCGCCGGATTTCCGCCACGAGGCCAGGACCCGCGTTGTAGTCGTCGCCGTTCGCGACCGCCACGGCGCCAACCCGCCAGCCATCCGGCAATTCGACCAGAAGCCCGATCTGAGCACCCAAGTCCCTTTTGGCGACGTGCATCCTCGCCACCTCATCGCGCAACTTTCCCTCGCAGTAACTACGAATCGCGTCGAACGCTTCGTCCGTGAAAATGACAGCCATCAGGATTCTCCCGGCGCGATATCCGCATCGGCCGCGTAGAGGCGCGTCAATCCGTGCGTCGTCATCCTGAACGTCCGTTGCCGGAACGAACCCAACCGCGTCGTGAATACACGCTTGCGCGTCTCGCCGGTCGCCCCGGTCTGCAAGGTGCGCGCCGGTTTCCATGTCCGCGAGCCATCGTCCGACCAGTCCAGACTGACCGGCCCCGCGACGCTCGTCCCACCGACCTCCATCTCGATCTCAATACGAGAGCAGAACGCCCGGCGCGTCTTCGCCCACAACGGCGGGAGCACGGCCTGCCGGATGACCGTCACGCCCGCGTCGGCGGCCTGCATCGCGATCGTGTAGAGTTGCCCAGAGACGCGATCGCCGAACAGATGCAACGAATTATTGTCGGCCGCCTCCATCCATGCCGCCCATGGCGCGTGCCCGTCCGTGCTGGTCGATCGCTCGTGCCATTTGTCGGTCGCCACGTCGTAGACCAGCGTCCGGTCATCCAGCGTCGTCAAACAGTAAAACCAATGCCCACGGTAAGCGTGCGTCACCGCGTCGAGGCCGACCGCGTTTCCGGCGATGATGGCCTCGATCGCGTGCGTCGAAACCCGCTTTGCCTTGAACCCGTCCGAGCGATAGACGATGCCGTCGAGGCCGACCCACCAGACCGATTGATCAGCGCGGCAGACCGCGAGCGGCGAGCCGGTGCCTTGCGAAATCACGCCACCGGAGGCGCGGCGAAATGGAAAGAAGCTGACGCCTGGTGTTGTTTCCAGTCCGCTCGATCCGGCGTTATAGAAAATCTCAAAGCCACTTTCTCCGACCGTCCATACGTTGCCGCGATGAGAGATCACACGCCGAATGACGTTGGGCATGGCATCGGAAAACACGAAGTCCAGCGCATCGAAACTCAATGGATCGAGCAACCGCGAGATAAACCACCGCGCCGTGTCGCCGAGCGATGAGAACGCGAAGTATCCATCCACATAACAGACCGACGTGGCGCCGGGCCAGTCCGGGTCGGTGATCTCGTTCGGCATTCCCGTGTGGGTGCAGGTATAGGCGCGCGGGGCGACGACAACGACGACCGCCGTTGGTCCCGCCGCGATGGTCACGAAGCTGTTCCACGGGGATGTGCCCGCATCGGCCGTGCCGACGTCGCCGAGCAAGGTCACGATCGGCGTCGCGAACGGCGTGGCCTCCGTCCGCAACGTGCCCGCGCTGAAAGTAATACGGTAAAACTTCGTGCCGCTCACGACGTAAATCACGCCGGGCATCTCGTCATTCATCGCCAGGATGGGTCCGGTTCCCACACTGACGAACGGCACCAGCCCCGGCGTGGAGACCAGCGGCGTCTCCGTGCGCGCGTCTTTCGGCGCCTGCTCGACCATGAGGTTAAGCAATTTCTTCGCGCTCAACGGCAACGACGGGTGCTCATAGATTTCCGTGGGAAACGGAATCCGTTGCATCCCCTTTTTCGGGGCGGTTAGCGCCTTCTGTAACGTTTCGAGTGTGTCGCTCATCAGGCGGCTTCGAGCGCCGCGATGCGATCGGTCAACGTCACGATCAGCGCATGGAGTTCCTGGATCGCGTTGACGCTGATCGCGGAAATGGTGGCCTCTGATATGGCCAGCGTCGGCTCCGATGAGTCCAGGCCGCCGCTACCGTCCCGCAGCGGAATGCCCGCCGTCCACACGGCCTCGGGCAGGATCGGCAGCACGTCCTGGGCGACGAAGCCGATTTCTTCATGCGAACCGGTCATGGGATCGGCGCGGCTGAACGCGACCGGCTGAAGCTGTAGCACCTCGGCGAGACCCTTGGGCGTCGGCGTGATCCCGGTTTTGCCGCGCCGGTCCGAACTGTTGATGTAAGCGCCGACGCCGCCCACGGCCGCCACGGAATTGAAGCATACCGCGTCCGAGGCGCGCATGTTCCACAGCGGCGTGTTGTTGCTGAGCCAGGTCATCTGCCCGGTCGTTGAGTTCCATTCCCAGTAGTAGGACGCGCCGTGGAAGAACTTCGTCCCCTGCCCGCCGGGTGCGAAGCCGAACGAGTTGGCGTGCTGCCAAACGCCCGTCGCGCCCGTCAGGCCGCCGAGCACCGCCAGAGAGCCGCTGCTGTCGAGCGTCATCTGCACCCCGGCGGGCGAGATCCATTCGCGCGCTCCGGTGCCCGGAAGCCACACGTCGTAATAGTTACCGCGATGCACCATGACGTGGTTCTGCGAGCCGCCCTGCACGCCGAACGCCCACTCGAACCCAACCGCCGAGCCGATGTTCATCGTGTCGGTGTAGGTTCCGCCCGCCACGTTCAGGGTGCCGTTGACGCCGAGGCCGCCCTGGATGCCGCCGCCGCTGATTGGCAGCACGGGCGTCCACCCGGCGTTGCCGCGCCCGTAGATGGCGCCACTAAGCGGTGCCTCGGGCGGCACCGTGGTCCATGTGGCATTGAGGCGCGCGTAAGTCGTTCCGTTCGATGGCGCGTCACCCAGAACGGGCGTCCACGCCCCGTTCATCCGGCCATAAGGCGTGTTGTTCGAGGGGGCCTCGGGCAGGGTGGTCGTGGCGCAATAGCTTTTCAGCGCCAACGCCGAAAAGCGCCCGGTGCCGGTCTTGTCCACGACAAAGGATGACGCATCGGTGACGGCGCCCAGGTCAGGCAAATCGATGACGCGGATCGTGCCGGACATATCAGGATGTCTCCAGTTGCAGCAGGGAATCGGAGGCGAGGATTGGCCGTGCCGTGTCGGATGTCACGAGGTCCAACAGCGAGACCGATGGCGGAATAATGATGATCGGCGGCTCGATCGGTGGCACGGCGATGAGCGGCACGCCCCAGACACGCGGCCGCATGATATTCATGATGCCTTGCGCCAGCACCGACGACTTCGCGCCGTTATTCCACAGCAACAGGATGGACCAGCCGCAACGGATGGGGAAATCGCGCCACGTGCCGTTGGTGAATGATCCGGTCGGCAGATGGAACTCCCACGAACCGGCGGCGCTGGCCGGATAGCCGATGACGGATTGCAGCACCGTTCCGTAAAGCGTGCCGGGGCGCTGGTAGTCGTGGCAGGTGTCCCACATGTCGTGATCCTGCCAGATCACCAGTTGCATCGCGGGACCATTGGCGTCGGTGCTTAGGATGATCGCCTGGGCGTTCGGGTGATCGCTCTCAACGACGGTGACGACCAGCGACAGGCTGTCGGAGGCTGACAGCACGAGGTCGCGCCGGGGAATGTGGTTCGGCGATGTGCGGAGATAGGGCAGCGTGATGGCATGTTGAGTCATCGCGGCGCTCCCAGGCATTTATCGAGGATGCGAGCCAACATCGCGTTGCGGGCTTCCATGTTGCTTTGCAGAATCCACAGCGTGGCGCCCAAAAATATCACGTTGAAAACCGCCAGCATCAGCATTCCAGGCGGCAGCGCGCCGACAAGCTGCTTGAGCAACGCGGTAAGACCGGGCGCGCGTCCGCTCTCGTTCATAGGTCGGCGGTCAGAACGAGAGTGAAACTGGCGATCGCCGTCCCCGCCGCGGCCGCCGTGACCTGGGTCGCGGTCGCCTGGTTGCCCGTCACGGTAAAGCCGAGAGCACTACCATTACTGTAACTGACGTTGGCGGCGGAGACCCCGGGTATTCCGCGCATGGGAGGGAACGTGATCATCGTCGTTGTCACGGGAAACGCGCCTGGCGCATAGGCGCTGACCTGACAGCCCGCGATGGCGTTATAGAAGCGGTGGCAGTTGCTCAGTTCATCGCGCGCCGGTTTGGCGAGCCACGATGTGGCCACGGTGCCACTCTCGAACTTCACGCGCGACAATGTTCCGGCACTGAACTCGATCGGGAGGTTCACGCCCGCCGGCCAACCGCCAATGGCGACGGGACTGACGGTGTAACTTCCCGACCCAATCCTCCCCTGCGCGGTGCCGGTCCATGACAGCATGTAATTGCCGCCAGCCACCGAGGCGCCTTCCACGACCTGCTGCAACGTCCCCGCCGTAATGGTGATCGTGGTGGAGGGGGGCGAGGCGGTGAACGTGAGCGTGGCCCCGCCCGCGCCCGCTTTCCAACGATCGAAGCCATAAATCCCGGCGGCGAGGGCGGCGCCGGAGGCGTAGCCACGTTGATTGACGGAAAATCCGCTGTTGTCGCAGTAGTTTACGAATGACGAGACACCGGCGACGGCCACACCGGTCGAACCGTTGACCCATTTGGCGGTATCCCAGGACCACACCACGCCACCGGGGCCAGTGTAGGTCTGGCCGCCGGTTGGGGAGTTGGGGAAATCGAGTGCGCTCATGCCAGCACCATCACTCTGATATCGCCTGACGACACAGGCGCCTCGATCGAGGCCCATTCCTCGACGAGCATCTGACTGACAACGACCTGCCCGCTGACGGTCTGCACCGAGGCCCACATTTCCAGACTGACCTGTGTGGCCCGAACATCGGGGTTCGTGCTCGCCCATTCTTCCACGAGGTGCTGTGTGAGGCGAACGTCCGTCATGACGTCACCTTCGGACCTATTTGCACGTTATTGACCGCCGCCGCCGTCCACGCCGCGCCTGTCGCCGGGTCCGTAACGTCAGTGCGCCACAGCCAGCCAAACGATGAACTCAGCAGCGTCGGCGTGCTGGTCACCGTGGTCGCGCCTGATTTCAGTTGCACCGCCGCGCCGCGTGTTCCGGCGTCGGACTTCTGCACGAACCCGCGCGTGGTGACGGCGACGACGGTCGCGGGTGTGCTGGCGATGGCGGCGATGGTGTAGAAATCGGCGTCGTTGACGGTGGCGTCGTAGACGTAGGACGTGGTGCCGTCCTGGAGGGTTTCAGCGACCATCGGCCAGTTCGCGGTGGAGGCGTAGGTCCATGAGAACTGCGCCGGCTGCGTATTGGATGTTACTACAGGATTAGCCTGAGGAAATGATGCGTAGGCCATATTAGTGTTGGCGCCCACGGATGAACCACTAATGGGCGCTGAGTAGTTATTATTGCCGTCGTGACACGCGGCAACCCAATATTGTGTGCCTTTTACAACTGACACGCCTGGCGAGAATGTAAAAGCGTTGGTTCCCATGACAACCGGCGTGACAGGTGCGGTGGCAGAGGCCAGAACCACACCGGGACCATTGCCGCCATTGTCGGCATGAATGGCACATTTCATATTGACAGCGGTGCCGGTGCTACCGACAGACACGGCAACACCTGTAACGGTTCCGCTGTAAGCAGCAGTAAACGAAGTGAACATTGCCTTACCAGTACCACCGAACGTAGATGGCGCGGATGTCGGCACCGTCTGCGTTATCGAACCCGGCGACCGCGCGAACTGCACCGCCGCGTCGCTCGCGGGCATTCTGGTATAGCAGCGGATATCTCCAACCCACGGCACGCTCGACGCGTCGGAGCGCCAGAGGAGGTCGTCGAATTGCTGACCGCTGGCGAAAGTAGCGTTGTGGCCAACAGAGAGCCGGTTCGCGTAGTTGTTGGCGGTGCCCGCGCGTGTATTCAAGTTCGTCGCGGATGTGAAATCGTTGCTGGTGTTGCCGTTCTTCCTGACGTTCATATAGCCGCCAGTGGATGAAATGAGGATTTCGATCTCGAACGCGAACCACGTATTTTGAGCGGAAACCGCCCCGGTATATGTCGCCTGTATTGTTCCCGCGTTCCCCGAATAAAGCAGCATGGTCCCATCGGAGCGAAACAGGACGGAACATTGGGCGGTGGCCCCATCCGAGAATAAAAGATTGGTGCAGAGGTTCGTCCCGATAAGTCCCGTCGTCTGGCGGAACGCGATGGTGATATGATGAAGCGCATCATTGGCCCCATTCTTCACCAGGAACGTGTTTATGGCGGTGGGTTGCTGAAACGCCTGACCTCCCGCGAAACGCCCCGCCACCAGTGTCAGGCTGGACGCCGCGCCGCCATCCCAATATCCGGCGACCGCATCGGCGGCGGCGGCGTAGCAATCGAATCCGTCGCCAAAGATGTAGGCCACCGCTACGTCCTCGCCGCCAGGATGGTGATGCCTTGCGGCGAAAAGGCGAGATATATACTATGCGGAACTGACGACAGGCGTTCACCCCGTCGCCAGCCCCTGACCTCTCGCTGGAGTAAAGCGAAATGGCTGAACAATCCGTATCCGAAATCGAGGAATGGCGTCCAGTGCCAGGACACCTTGGTTACGAGGCATCGAGCCTTGGAAGGGTCCGAACGTTGGACCGTCTTATTTTTACGAAGCAAGGCAGGCTCATCGCTCACCGGGGCACCATTCTTAGAATGGATGGAAGCACTCCATATTTGACGGTCAGCGTTCCCAAGAAGCAGGTTAAGGCATTCCAGCCGCCGCCGTGGTGTGACGCCGCACTTCCCCTCATCATCTTGCCGGTTCAAATTGACGAACGCGCGACGTTTTTCCGTCAACTCGTTCATGCTCTGGTTTGCACAGCGTTCCACGGACCTAGACCGGCGGCCGGATACGAAGTTGCCCATAATGACGGAAACCGCCGCAATAACCGATCCAATAACCTGCGATGGACCACGATAACCGCCAACAGATTTGACCAAATCAGGCATGGCACGAGGCTTCGCGGTGAGCGGGCGAACGGGGCCAAACTCACCGAAACCGACGTTAGAGAAATCCGAAGACTGTGCGCGGAGGAACCTTATCGAGGTCACATAACGGCTATAGCAAAACGCTTCGGCATCTCGCGCAGTGCCGTTCCGGCCATTCGAGACCACCTTGTATGGAAGCACGTGTCTGGAACCCACGACGTGAACGATGCGCCGAAATGCGTTCCGGGAGAAACCGAAGAATGGCGTCCAATCCCCAAGCATCCGGGCTATGAAGCTTCGAGTTTCGGGCGCGTAAGGTCGGTCGATCGTATCGTCATCACCCGTCTGGGAAGGCGGTATCCCTACAAGGGAACCATAATCAAACCCGTGCCGCAGGGTGGACGATACCATGTTCTCAATCTCGGCCCCGCCAAATGCCGCCGAGTTAGTGTTATCGTTTGCCGGACGTTCCACGGCGAAAAGCCGTCTCCTGTTCATCAGGTTGCCCACTGGAACCGCGACATCTACGACAACCGGGCCGCTAATCTTCGCTGGGCCACGCATGAAGAAAATGAAACGGATAAAACGCGACACGGCAGCCGCCCAAAGGGAACGCGCCACTGGAAGTCGAAACTCTCCAACGCGGACGTTGTGGCAATCCGTTCCAGCGGCCTGATTTTGAGGGACATTAGCGAACGCTATGGCATATCGATTGGACACGCCCACAATGTTGTCAGGGGAAAGAGTTGGAAACATATCCCCTAAACCCTGCTAGTCATGATCGTAAAAGACACGTCTGCCAATGTGGCATCTGGGCTTGCTGGTGCCACGATCTGCAAAGTATCTCCCACTGCTAACGTGGCACCACTGCCCGCCAACGAAACCGACGTATTCGATGCGGAAGTCACGGTCAGAGTCCCGATTTGTGTAATTGTAGACCCGTTGACGATACGGTTCAGCGCGAACGCGGCGTTGGCGGTAGCCTTCGTGCTATCAAAAACAACACTCCCCGCCAGCGAAGCCGGAACGACCAAAGACATTCCCATGGGTGCATTAGCGAGAGCCGATGCCCCGGGTTTTGAAGCGAACGCGAAGGTGATCGGCACCTGCTGAACCGCTGGCGGCAGGAGCGCGTATGTTATCGCCGGCAGCGGCGTCGTGTTGGCGATGACGTATTGTTGCGAATTGCCGTCGTCATAGCCGACGTAAAGCTGACCGCCGATACTGTCGAACCAGGTCTTACCCTGCGCGAATGTCGGCGGCGCGGCGGCGACGACAGCACCAGTTCCGTCAGCTCCTGGCGGTCCCGGTGCGCCAGCGGCCCCTGGCGGGCCCGGGACGGTGCTGTCGGCCCCCGGAGGCCCCGGCGCGCCACTTCCCGGCGGTCCTTGCGGTCCAGGCGGCCCCGGAGGCCCGCGCCAGTTCTCTCCCGTCGGGTCAGGCGGCACCGAAGGCGGCTGTGGGGAGCCGCCAAAGTCCAACCCGTCGTCAGGCTCCTCGAAGGTCGGGGCGCCGAAGCTGAGATCGTCGGCCATCAAAAATACACCGCCCGCATGATCTCGCCGGAGGTCGGCAGCGCGATGATTTGCATCAGCGTTCGCGTCGCCAGCACCTCGTCGTTCGGGTTTGCTTTCATGTCGAACAGCGGCGCGAGGCGGTTCGCGGCCAGCATCTCATACGAAATCTCGCAGGCCACGGGTATGTCGAAAACGCTCCAACGCGCCAACCCGCGCGCCACCAGCACGTCATGCACGGATTGCACGGCGGCCTCCGCTGACTCAGGCGCCGCGAGGATTTGCGCCATGCGCCGCACCCGCTTTTCCATGATCTCGGTCTGCGCCGGGTCGGTCTTCTGCCCGAACGACGACGCCAGCGTCGCCGCGACCAGCGTCGTGTATTCCGTCGCCACGGCGGTCGGAATGCCGTTGTTGTCCCATCCCACGTTCGCCTGCGAAACGAGCGACGCCTGCACCTGAGTGACCGCCGCGAGCGCCTGATTGTAGGCCCGTTTCACCTTGGAGACGGTGCGTATGCGCCCTTCCAGTAGCGGCACCAGAGCGGGATCGGATGCGCGGCCGAACGAGGGGGCGAGATGAGCCGCCGTCAGGCCCGCGTATTCCTCTGACACGGCGGTCGTGATCGCGGCGGTTGTCCAATCGACGCTACCCTGGCCGACGAGAGCGTTGTGAACGGCGGTGACGGCATCGCGCGCCAGAGTGAGGTCGGTGGCGGACGGCGTTTCATCCGAGGCGATGACGCCGAGTTTGATCAACCCGGTGGTGGCAACGGTGTCGAGAGGCACGATGCTCGCCTGCGACGTTGGCACGGTATCGGTCGCGATCACGCCGAGGTCGATCAGCGCGGCGGTCGCGATGTCGCCCGGTGAGACGCGGGTATTGAGCGCGGGGCGGTCGGCGACCGGGACGATGGAGATGCCCAGCCGCCGTAATGAACGCTCCGCGATTGTTGAAACGGGGACGGTCACGGCGGCGCCTCATCGTCGGTCGCGTCGTAGCGTTCCAGTTGGCCGCGCAGGACATGGTTCGCCGATGACAGTTCGAGGATGCGAGCCTCGAGACGTAGGTTCTTCGCGATCACGTCATCGCATTTCGTTTCGAGTTCAGCGATGCGTCCACGTAGGCTCAAGATCAGCAACCCCTGTTCACGCAGCAACGCGGCGAGGTCGTCCTCTTCGGTCATCGGACGACCTCCCGCTATGCCGTTGCTACCGACTTGCCGCCCCGGCCACGCTGCCCGCCGGTGGCGGCGGAACGTCGTCAGGCTCGGCGATGATGCCAGCCGCGAGCGACGACATGCGCGTGGCGTGCCCCGAGACCGAGTGGCGGGTGCTTACCGGAGGCTCGGGCGGAACCCACGGCTCGCCCGTTGGCGGCCCTGACGGTGCGGCGGGATCGAGGCCCACGGCGATCAGATGCGCGTCCCGGATCATCGTGTTTTCTTCAATCGTCGCCCCGGCACCGCCACGAGCGCCCAACGATCCGTCTCCGTTGTAGTCGAGGATGATCTGCGCCCCGATGGAGTTGGACGCCATTAACTCGCGCTGCTCCGGCGTGTGCCCGAACATGTCGGAGCCAGGGGGCGCGGCGGTAGCGCCGACGCGCGTTGTCGCGGTCTCGTGGTCCGCTCCCGCCACTGGGGTCGGCTTTGGCTCCGCCGCCGCTTTCTTGCGGGCGTCGTCCTTGTCGTCGTCGTCGTGTTTCGTTGCCATGTCGGTTTGCTCCTTACGGGGTTAGAGGAGGCGGCCCAGGCGTTGCGCGAACTCGATGGGGTCGGTGGCGTGTTTCCTCACGTTGCAGCCAGAACAACAAAGCTGAATGTTGGAAATCCAGTTCGACCCGCCCTTGCTTAGCGGCTGGATGTGGTCGGCGTGGTAGCCCTTCTTCAGTGGCTCACGGCAGTAAGCGCACTTGCCCTTCTGAACCTTGTGCAGCGCCTTCAGTTCCGCCGCCGTATGGTTCCCTTCGGCACTTGCCAGCAACGCTCGGTATCGCAGTTTTATGGCCCGGTAGACTTCGGGATTTTCCTTGCGATATTCCTTGATCTTCTCGGGATTACGGTCTCGATACGCCTGGACGTAGGCTCGTCTTTTATCCGCGTTCGCCTTGTTCCAAACAACGTCTCTGGCTTTCTTTATCTCCTTGGTCGCCTCGCGATAGGCCGCGAGTTTCTCCGCGTTGGCGGCTTGCCAACGTAGGGTGCGTTGGACACCCGCCGCCGGATTGGCGTGATAGTCGCGCCTCCACTTGGCCTTTATTTTTTCCGGGTCGGTCGCTTTGGTCTGTTCGTATCGCTCACGCGCCACGGCATGTTTCTGCTCGCGGTGTGCATCATCCCACTCCTTCGCCCTGGCCCGCTTCGCTGCGATTTCCTCTGATGTCATCGCCTCCACTCTGGAGCACGCGATGCACTTACCGTCGCCAGTCCTTCGTTCACTGATGTGACCGTGGCGACGGCATGGGCTTTCAGACCCCCAGAAGTAACGCGTCAAACCAGCGGCCTTCGCCTCGGCGCGCGTGACCACGGGTCCGCTATACGGTATGTAGGAAACAGTCATATTCGGGCACTCATCCTGCTCGGTGTGGTCAGAAAGCCAGAGGGTGGCCGCAAGCGCCCACTGGCTTTCGTTATTTACCACACAGTCCTGAGTGTGATACAGCATCTTATTCGTTACGCATCCGGTTCGGCGGCACTGAACACCGAGACCACGCCTGCATCTACTGGCTTTGTCGTATCAACTGTTGGATCAGTGCCAAAGCGTAACTTCCCAATGCCACGCATTTCTTGCAATCCCACCCCGTGGACAAACGAGTAATCCCTTGTATTCGTTGTACTTTTCATGCGTTGCGCCCACGCGACACCTATCGCCTGCGCGCCGCACAGAGCGGACATCGCCACGTCCACGGTGCCGCCCGCGCCCACGTCGGCGAGGACCGGCATTTCTGGCACTTCGCGAATGATGACCCCGTTCCAGAGGATGTCTCCGGCGGTGAACAGCGGATTATCGCGGCCACGATCCCAGGCGTATTGCATCGCGTTGATGATCACCGGGTCTTGCATCAGGTCGCGGAACGGCAGGCTCGGCATGAACATGACGAACCACTCTTCGTCGTCGTTGACGCTGATGGGCCGGATGCGCGGCGAGGCGGTGCGGGCGATGCGTTTGGCGAGCGTGACGGTCGCGGCGGTCATCTTGCCCGTGGTGTTGTTGATGGTCGTAAGTGCTGTCGCCATGACGCCACTGACCGCGTTGGCCTTGGAGTTGCCGAACAGGATGCGATCGGCGTTGTTGACCATCCAGTAGTTGCGCTGGGCGGCGGTGGCGGCGGCGTAGGAAATCTGCACGCTGCCGTCAGCCGTGACGGCTTCGAGCGACGTGATGATGTCGGAGCGCATTTTCTCCAGTTCCCAGTTCATCAGCGCCTCGCGCGCCGCTTCCCGGAGATCGATGACGGATTTTTGCTCATCCCAGTCCGTTACGGCAACGGCATGACGAAACGCGGAGACGGTAAGGCCCAACGAGCGCGCGTTAAGGATTTCCTCATTGCCCTCAAGGACGGTGTTTCCGGTGACACCCGCGCCGATCAGGCGGCGGACGGTCGGGAAAACCACGGTATCGCCCTGTTTTCGGGTCAGGTCTTCGCGCACCTGGATCATGGAACCCATCGTGGTTCCCATGTATCTGGCGAACTGGTTCTTCCTGATATACTCCGAGAAGAAGTCACTGTCCCATATAGTTGGAGTAAGTCCGGCTCTCGCCGGAGTAACGTTCATGTCTGCCAACGGAGTGGCTCCTGTCGCAATTCGGGATTGAGGGGGCGTGGAGGAGCGCCCGGTCAGTCCCCCGGCGACGAGGTCACGCTGCTTAAGGGCCAGCGGTGCCCAGCGCCCGAATCAACCCCGGCGACGGGTTGCCTTCGCTTCCGCGATACGCCCGATTGTGCCCGGCGACGGCGGCGGTTGCTCTGGCGGCTCGGCTTCCAGTAATCGAGACATGGTCAGGCGGAAATCGGCTCCGTCCTCATCCTCGGTCGTGGCTTCCACGATCAGCCTAGCATCCACGACCGATTCCGCGATAGCCCGTTGCTTTTCCCCGCTCGTCTCCGGCACGCGGCGACTCAAACGGGCGGCGTAGAGGATGGCGGTGATGGTCGCGAGGTCGGTCATTGCGACCATCGATCCCCTTTAATTATCCCAAGAACGGTCGTGGAGTTTAACTCGGTGTTCAGCACCGCCAGCGTCTTCGGCATTGTCGCCAGCTTGATATGCGTCGCCGCCCAGACCTTGAAGTCCGCGAGAACATCGGCGTGGTATTGCTCAAGCGGCGGGAGCGTCGGCGTTGGATCAGGCGGTGGCGGTGGCGGCGCTGCTGATCCAAGAAACGCGATGGGCGAGAGATCGAGGACGGGGCGATCGGTGAGTATGGCGCCGCCGCTGGTCAGCCCAAAAACCACGTTATTAGTAACCCCAACAGGAAAACCGCCAGGGTTAAGGAGCAAATAACCGCCAGGATCATCGTTGCAAATCGTATTGTCTCTGATCGACACGGTTCCGGCGCCATTGCTCGCCCCTTCCTCGCCGTAAGCGATGATCGCCGGGTTCTGCGTGTTGGGGCCTTGCTGGATGACGTTGTTGGCGATGGTGGCGTTGCCGCCGTTCGGGATGTCGATGGAATAGCTGGCCGATCCGTTGTTGTCGAAGATGCGGTTTCCGGTGATGACATTGGTGGCGGCGCGGCTTTTGACCTCGTGTCCCACGGCGGTGTCGTGGATGTAGCTGTTGGC